GTTGATTGGAGTCATCTCCCATGCCCCCTCACGGGTGCGCGGGACTCGAGGTGCTACCCCGTATCGCGAGTGCTACGTCAGGAAGAACATTAACCGTCAGGTTTCCAAGCCTGTCGGCCCACCGACGCAGAGCCTCAATACCACCCCACTTAGAAAGTGGTCGGCATTTTGGAATTCTACGTCGGCGGAACAATGTTCTTCCCTTGGATCTTTCTGGTCTCCCAGAATCCCTAACTCGCTTCAGGTCATCGCCGTGGATGAGATGGTAGGTGGATTCCACCAACCGGTTCTCAAACACGACGAGTTCCTTTGCGAGGACAGCAACACCACCTGGGTCTTGAAGATTCTCCATCTCACGACGGATTTTCCAATAGGCCGCAGGTTTGGATGGTGCTGCCATCAGGGGTTTTGGGTAGAGGCCCTCCTCTCTAAAAGCACGCTTCGCATGCAGGCCACGAGCCGTCAGCCAGTCAGCACCGCTATTAATCAGCGATGCCAGTCGGCAACGGACTCCAACGCCCACTGCGAGCCCTCTTCCCAAATAACCAAGTCCTCCGACCTCCACCGGAAGGTGAAGACGGGGATCCTTTGTTACAAATGGAAAGAGGGCCTTCATTACTCTCTCTTGTCTTCTCAGATATCGGATTCCACACCGATATTCTGCCACAACCGGGGCTTTCAGGCCCGGCGCGGGACAAGGAGGAGGAACGAAGATTGTGCCTTTTCCTTTGTGATCATCACTCCTTCCCTCATAAAGGACTTCACACATCGTCCACGAATGTGGGGATATGAAAGTCTTTGTGAGGTTCAACGAGGCACCAATGGCATCGACAGCAAGACCATAATCAGAGGATTCTTCCGGATCCCTGATACGGCCTACTGCGTCATCGCCATGATGTCTCGCCGAACTAAATGCGCCTGTGGAAAACGCATTCAGCCAGGAGAGAACCACAAAGGAGAGAGGAGTGCCCATCGGACTTCCCCTTCTCGCCCACCACATGGTATCATTATGAGACCATATAGTGAGGGGCTCCAATCCCAGACTTCGAAGAGCGAGAGGGTAATCCGCTGGACGGATAGCCCCGACGTCTCGAAGACTGGTGATGACATCCCGTATAGCGTCGTGAGACAGACCATCAGTAGCCTTGGACAAGTCCACGGATACGAAGGAATGATCGCGACGCATACGCAATTCAGGAGGCGCACCTCTTGGTCCGGACTCAACTACCCAATGCCCGCGAGCGAGCATTGGACAAGAGGCCCGAATCCAAGACCCCTCGATGAAAGTAAGAGCATCGGGAACACCGATAATTCTCACCTTCAAACCAGGGGAGCGCAGTGGTACCAGACGCATTCGTGGTTCTTGACCGGTAACGGCTCGGAACCATCGAAGCACCAGGACACCAACTGCGCGATACGACTCCCGGATGTCTTCGCTCACACCGGTACCACGCAAGATGATCTCCGACTTCTTCCAAAGGAAGCAGCCAAGAGAGTCTTGTGCATATCGGCTGAGTTCGGCTGCAGAAGGAGGCGTGTCAAAGGTGAATACCTCTCTCAGAAGAGGATCATCGATACAACGCGCTTCAACAGCAGAACCCAGAGCGAAGAGGAAGCCATCAATCCCGCCCCGAGTGGCAGGCCACTCAAAGCAGGACGATTGGGAGGAGGGAAGCCTGGTCGGGACCCGTACTTTTCTTCGAAGACCCATTGCCTTAGCAGTAGATCGAACGAAGGATCGTATGAGCCCTCTCCAGGTATCCGATGTGGTCTTCGGTTGTTTTGCCATGTCAATGGCCTCCTTCACGGCCTTCGCAACCGCACTCTGAGGTGCGAGTGGAAGAGCTCGGGAGGACCTAGACAACGCAAAACCATCCTTTGGGCTTCTTTTCGCAAGGAGGATAAATGTTTCCTGCACGTCCTTTCGGATAGATGCAGTAATATTCACCTCCGAACCGATAGAAGCTTGCCGGATGGTGTGGCAGAATTTCTTCCATTCGGTGGCCAACCACAGCCAACCCCTTGCAGGGAGGGCACGATTGAACCACTGATGAAGGAACCACGCCGCACGGATCGAAGACCAGCCAGAATGAACCAAGCCAGACCAACAAGCGTTCCACACTTGTTGTTCTGGAGACATAACGCCCTTACGGTGTCGGGTCTGACGCGCTCTCTTTTGAGAGGACGTCAGAGCCTGCTCCGCGAAGAGGCTCTTTACAAGTAGCGGAAGCCGCTTGTAGGTGTTCCTTTCGAG